CTAAAAAAACATATTTCACTATTATCAGTTCTGATTACACTATTGAAATGCCAGAAGGTTCTCATTATTGGTTGCATGGATATTATAATTTTGACGAATAAACTAACATAGTTATTGTAATAACTCAATACATAAGGGACGCAGGTTTTCATAGCTTGCGTTCCTTTGTTTTTATGCCATCTGAAAAAAATATGGATGAAAGTTTTGCTGTTTTATGATTAATGCTTACATTTGCACCGCTAAAACTACAATGCGGTACGTCGATGCCGCCATCATAGGTGACATTTGTTGTATCTGCTATATTATTGTAATTGAACCCCATTGGGGCAGCAGCGTCAGGTATCCGAAAGGACCTGGTGGCTTAGCATTGTAGGCCATAGCAACGCGCACGCTGCCCTATTTTTATTGCAGATACGATTATGATTACACAAGGATTTTATCAGAGCAATGCGGGAGCTGGTTTCCGCGAGTACCTGACTTCGAGTATGAGCGATATGTTTTCGCTCGACCTGAGTAGATGCACGTTGATAGAGTGCATCACGAAAATGTGCGAAATCAAGTCGCGTTCGCACCCGAAGATCAAGCAGAACTACCGTATGCTGGTCAACAAGCTGGAGGACATCGAGCGGCAGTTCGGTTGTACCATCATGCCCGCCATGATCAGCAGCGTGTTCTGGAACCACTTTGTGCCGTTCCTTGCAGACCAGGGACTGAAGTATTCCACCATCGGACATGTGAAAGCCAACCTGATTGCGGTGCTTAACTGGTCGTCGAAGTATGGCGTGAAGCTGAATCCAAGTTACTCGGAGGTGGACATTCCGAACTATATTCCCAGCAAGATTTCGCTCACGCCAGATGAAATCTCGCACATCTATCACTTCAAGATTGGTCAAGAGCCCACCTACAGCTTTCGCTCAAAGAAGGTTCTGAAACTTCGCCGGAACAAGATAGAGACATTAGAACGAGTGTGCGATATGTTCGTGCTGGGTTGCAACCTCGGTCAGCGGTATTCCGACCTGGTGCGCATCAGTCCTGAGAACTTCCGCAATGGGCAGTTCTCCATCGTTCAGCAGAAGACGGGCAACAAGTGTTTCGTGCCTATCAACTCGCTGAGCATAGACAGCCGTATCACCTTCGCCATTCTGGAGAAGTACGACTACCACGCACCTTACACAGGCGACATCAACAACTACAACACGTATCTGCATGAGCTGCTTCGCCACATCGGTGAGGACTTCATGGATGAAGTTCATATCGACAACAAGATAAACGGCATCATCACACGCGAGACGAAACTTAGATACCAGCTTATTTCATCGCACAGTGCCAGACGCTCGTTTGCGACAATCAATACTTTGCGAAACATTCCGAGAAACAAAATTCTGCGAGCTACAGGACACAGCAGCGAGAAAGCATTTGTACGATATATCTGCTACGATGAAGAAAATTAAATGAGGTCATCTCCAACACTGGGGATGACCTCTTTTTTTTTGTGTGTTAGAACCTAATGATTGTGTCGCCTCGCCATGTGGTATCAACCGATACACCTGAGTGTGGCGGGGCGATATGCTCATTACTGCATGAGGATATAAGCAGCAGTGCGATAATCGCCAGGATGATTGCCTTACCAACTGCCCGCATAGCTGTCCTCCCATTCTCCGTTAAGCGATAGCGAGAGGCTACCGCCTGCGCTAAAAAGCGGACCTTGATAATCGCTGACTCGGTTAGCCTTGAAAGGTGCTGCCGTGATGGTGGCAGAGCCCAGCACTGCATCCGTGGCCGTTCGGCTGCTGATCACTACATCGGTGTTCCATTCTGCTGCCGTGGAGAATCCGAACAACGATGCTTGTATGCCCGTCTGTCCCTTGCTGGCATCGGGGATGGTGATGACGGTTGCTGCATCCGTCTGTGCGCTGGCAGGCTGCCCTGTCAGGTAGTCAATGCCATAGTACCATGTATGCGGCATAATGGAGATGCTGTTGGCAGCGGCAGGCACCTCGTCGGTAAAGGTGAGGCGGAGCTTGGTAACCACGCGGTCGAGGGTGACGGCCCTATTGCCGTTGGTAGTGGCAACCACACTGACATCATATCGCTTCCAGAAGGTATCGCGCACACTGCCGAAGGTGATGGTATGCGCATCTAAATCAAGCACCGGCGTAGTGCCACGGCTGGCAATGAAGTACACATGATGTACGCCGTATGCCAAATTCATGACGGGCCTGCCGAAGTCCTCTGCGGTATTGTCACCCTGGTGAACCTGTTGCAGCAGATTGCCCTCAGCATCATAGTCAAACACCCATACGTCGGTCAAGTCCTTGCCATCCGCAGCCAGATAGCCTCGGGTGATGGGCTTCCACTCGTCGCTAAAATCTCCCTTCATGGTAAAGGTGAACTTCTTAGTGGGCAGAACCTCGCCCGTCTCATCATCGATAATCTCTGAATAGTCAGGATTCTCACAGGCGGTGAATAGAGCGGCCACCGCCAGGGCCACAATGTACAATCTTTTCATTACGTTGAATTGAATTGGTTAAATTAAACAAATCTAATACTTGGGTAAACCCATAGGTTATAACGTGAAAGCACGATTGTTTATTGTTTAATGCTGTGAAAAAATACAAGTAAACCTAAAACATATTTCTGCGCGGAATTAAAACGGAGGAAATATGAGTTACCCAGCAGGCTTTTTAGAAAATATCATTATTCCGCTGAACCGCAAGGCGGCAACAGTGGGAAAGTATGGAGTTGACTCTGGAGGCATCCAGTGGGAAGAAAGTGCGCCACTTCACGCCAACGTGGACTATCAGCGTGGCAAGGCAGCGATGAATGCAGGTGCATTGGATGCTTACGCAGTTAAGATTGTCCGCATGAATTGGACAGACAAGCTCAATGATCGTAGTCGCGTGAAGTACGACGGCAAGGTGTATCAGATACTACCCGAGACATTCAACCCGCACTACAGGAAAAACACCCTCCAGTTCCTGATGCAGTTGGTGGTGAACGACAAGAACGGCAAACCATCACCTACCCCATCATCGAGCGAAATATAGTCGGAACTAAACCCAGATAGAATATGAGAAAGCAAATTGCCATAGTGCATTACAACACGCCGGAGCTGACGGAGGCTCTCATCAAGAGCATCCGCAAGCATGGCGGTGAGGAATATCAAGTTGTGATATTCGACAACTCGAACGAGCGGCCTTTCACCAAGAAGATGAAGGGAGTGAAAGTGATTAACAACCGAAAAGGGCAGATTATCGACTTCGAGAAGGAACTGGCGAAGTACCCTGAGCGCGACGAGAAGATTGGCTGCGCAAAAGGGTGCTACTTCGGTAGTGACGTACACATGATGTCGGTGCAGAAGATGTGGGAGCTGGTGCCCGAAGGCTTCATGCTGATGGATAGCGACATTCTCATCAAGGCTCCATTCGACTGGATGTTTATGGAAGACCAGTGCTGCTGTGGATATATCTCGAATGTTACCGCCAAGCGCATCCCAAGGCTGTTGCCGTTGCTCTGCTGGGTAAACGTACCGATGTGCGTTGCAGGTGGTGCCACCTACTTCGACCCGAATCGTGCGTGGGCTCTTCACAAAGGAGAGGACAAGCGCAACTGGTGGGACACCGGAGCGGCTTTTCTCGACGACATCAAGCGACTGAAGCCACAGTGTCACGGTAAGGCTATCAGCCGCGAGCAGATCAAGAGCATGATTGAGCACTTTGGTGCCGGCTCGTGGAGAAAGAACGACTTGCAAACTCAGCAGGCGTGGCTCAACGAATATAAAGACTTGTGGGAATGAGGTACACGGTATTGACATACATCTTCAACGGCTACGAGCGGGTGCATGAGGTCAGAGAGAAAGACCCCGATGCCGACTATGTGCTGGTGACCGATGACCCACACCTGACGAGCGAGACGTGGCAGGTTATCTACGACCCTATGCCTCAATACTCACCCTTCGCCAAGTGCTACACCGTGCGCTTCCATCCCTTCCGCTATGCCGACACACCCATCATCGTGAGAGTTGACGGTTCGATAGGTATCAACAAGTCTCTGAATCCGATTGTGGACGAGTTCGAGCGTGGCAAGTTTGACCGCTGTCTGATGATCCATCCGCACCGCAACACTCTGCCCAGCGAGTATGACGTGTGGGTGAATACGAGAGGCTACCCACGCAGTCAGGCCGATAAGTGCATGAGAGCATTGCAGCGTATGGGCTACGACCTGGAGCAGAAGGGATTGTATCAAGGATGCTTCGAGGTGCTGAAAGATAACCGCGTGAACAACGACATCAACGACCTCATATTTGGTCTGCTGTGCCTTATGGGAACCAATGCCATTGAGCGCATCGACCAGACTATCACATCGGCCATCATCAACCGATTCTACAGCAATCTGAAAGTGTTGCCCGTGAGCGAGGACATTATCACCGACGGCAACCTGATGACGTGGTACTTCCACAACTCTGACAAGGCGATACCTCAGAAGACGGACTTGATTGCTCCGATTTTCTGCGGTAAACCCGTGACGTGTTTTCAACCGAATAGAAAAAGGGAATAAGATATGGATAATTGGTTTAGTCTTTTTAGACGCAGGGAGGTGCAGACGGCACCGACTCCAGGCGTACCATCGAGTACGGCACATCAAGCACCACCGGCACCGAAGGGCGCAAACTGGCAGGCTAACGTGGTGCGTCCATTTGGTCGCTCGTCGCTGCTGATACCAACGTGGACGCGCTGCGTGACACTCATCATGCAGACGATGGGACAGATGGTAACACAGTACCAGCGACTCAATGGAGAGGGTGGCAACTTCGTGGAAGACCGCTACGGCAAGAACGGCTTGCTCAACTACTTGCTTCAGGTGCGTCCGAATCCGCTGATGACCGCAAGCCAGATGCAGGAGCAAATCGAGTACCGCAAAATATACTACGGAAATGCCTACGTGTATATCGAGCGCGAGTTCGACGGCTACCCCAAGAACCTATGGCTGTGCACGGGTGGCGGTTACGATCCACTATCGAACAAGTACAACCTTGTCTATAACTCCGACCGTGGCCCGCGCATGATGGTCGAGTGCGATGCCAAGGACGTGCTGCACTTCAAGAACGTGTTCATGACCGACGACATGTATATGGGCATTCCGACTATCGACTACGCTTTCAAGGCACTTACTATTGCCGCTACTGGCGACGAGCAGGCTTTGCAGGATATGGCAAAGGGTGGTAAGATGAAACTCATCATTGGTGAGGACAAACCCGCAACGGGTGGCGGTACACTGGCATTTGGTCGTTTCGACAAACAGCAGGTGAACAAATACGCTGACGAAATTCAGGAGCGCATGGGCTCGAACGATGTCATCGCCTTGCAGAATCTCGACAAGGTGCAGATATTCTCTCAGACCGCCCAGCAGTTGCAGCTCTTGGAGCAGCGTGGATATTCCGACGAGGCACTCTGCCGACTGATGGGTGTGCCGAAGATTATCGCCATTGTTGGCGACGGTGGCGGCAACTATCGTATGCCGGAACACGCCACGCAGGAGTTCCTTCTGCGTACCATCCAGCCGCGAATTCGTGAGCATGAGGATGAGTTTAACTCAAAACTGCTTGCCCCTGGCGACTTCGGCAAGCGCAGGATTCACGTCTGCGAACTCGCACTGAAGCGACTCGACGCGAAAGGTCAGGCAGAAATCGACAAGCTGCACCTCGAAAGCGGTTGGTCAGTGAACGAAATCCGCAGCCAGTACGACCTGCCGAACATCCCCGACGGCGACGATCACTACGTCTCAATGAACCTCGGTGTAGTTGGCTCTCCAAAACTGAAAGAGGGCAACACCGGCGGCAGACCGACGACGGTAAACCCAGAACCTAAAAATGACGGCAATATAGATGACCAAAATAAAGAATAAAATGGATGCAAAGAAAAGAGAAATCAGAACCATTGACTGCCAGCTGGCCATTAGAGAAGCGGCTGAAGGTCAGGAGGGCGAGTCTCGCACCATCACAGGCCGTGCCATCGTGTTCAACGCTGAGAGCGAGGTACTCGACGACTGGGGCGAAAGATTCCGCGAAGTGATTCTGCCGGAGGCTGTCACAATGGAGTTCCTCAATACGCAGGATGTGAAGATGAACATGCTGCATGAACGTGAGCTCACCATCGCGCGTTGCAACAAGGGCACAGGTTCATTGCGCATGGCAGTTGACGAGCAGGGTGTTACGTTTGAGTTCGAGGCTCCCAAGTGTGACATCGGCGACCGCTGTCTGGAAATGGTGCGTCGTGGTGATTACTCTGGTTGCAGCTTCGAGTTCTACCCGAAGGACTACGAGGTGGAGCGCACCAAGGGCGCAGACGGTAAGGATGAAGTCGTCATCCGTCACAAGAGCTTCGAGTTCCTGTCGGCTCTCACCATTGGCATGGACCCCGCCTACAAGCAGACCTCTGTCAATGCCCGCGAAATGGATAAGCTGACACCAGAAGGAAAGCGTGAGGCAGAAGCAAAGAAACAACGTGAGCGCATCGTGGTTGCACACCGCCAGCGCACACTCCGTAAAATCGGAAATGTTTTGAAATCACTTGAATATTAACCCTTAAAACTGTTTTAAGATGAGTAAAACAAGAGAACAGCTTGAACTCGCCATGCGCGAGGTTCAGAGCAACATGGGCGCATTCTACGAGAAGATCGGCACCCGTGAGGAATTAACCGCTGAGGAACTGGCTCAGGAGGCTAAGTTCAACCGCGAAGTTGAGAACCTGGAGCGCGAGTTCCGTATCCTGAACATGAACGACGATGCCGCTCAGCGTGC